GGCAAATGCTGCTGCTTGAGGATTATCTTTAAACTGCCAAATATAATATCTAGATCTAGCCAAAAGAACAGTTGTGTACATTTCGGGAAACACTACTGTGTCGCCGTGAGCATCTAAAGGTGTAGGCAACGCCCACGCATAAAACCAAATACGATACACTTTGTCTGGTATCGGGCTTAGTCCAAACTTACGAGAATCTGGACTTCTAATAACTCTTGCAGGTTCGCCGTATTGTTGGCCGTCTGCATCATCTAAGTTTTCTCTTAGGCGGTAATAATCTTTCCACTCTTCTGTGGTAGTGAACCTTAAATTTCTTGCAATATAAGGTGCAGTTTCTCCACTTACACCAACTGTAGTTGCATAAAAGTTATCCCAATCTATAGCACTATAGTCTGTGGTTATACTAGAACTCGCTGGTTTTAGTTCATAGAAACGTGTACCTGCTACAGTTTCTACATAAACATTACCGTACATAGGATCGGTTTCTCCGCTTTCAGCTACAGCAAGATAAGGCCACTGCGGTTCCTCATTTACTATATCGTAGTAAGCACGATTTAAAGAATCCTTAACGTGTTGCTGTACGCCTACTGCATTAGCAAAAGTCGTAGAAGTAAGCGTAACTTCATTAAGCTCACGAAGTAATTCGTTAGTTAAAGCTAAATACGTTGTAGCCATTAGTTACGCCTTTTTTTGTTTATTAAAAATTCTGTCGTAATTTTCTTCGTATTTCTTTTTATTTTCTGGCTTGTACCAGCTACCTGTATCTCCTAAAATTTTACCGCGCTTTTTAGAATTAATCATTACTGGTTGTTTGTCACTACCTAATTGAGGCATGGTTTCTCCTTTAAAGATCGGGGGAGTATTTCATCCCCCTTTCTCTCTAACTACTAGTCGATGCCATAGAAGGCAGAAACAAGTGCTTCAGGACGCAATACTTTAGACCCATAAACATGGAGTCCTCGTACAATGTCACCAAAGCTATCTGGATCACGGATGACCTCAGTGCTAGTGATGGCTTGAGCCGTAGCAGCCGCTGACATATGACCAGCAATAACTTTACCGGCAGCATTAGTAGCCGCAGCAATGTTGTTGGTCTTATACATATCAAAGCCACGCAACTTACCAGTAGATACTAGACCGTTACGGATTGAACCTTGACCTGCATTGTAGTCAACAGAAAGCAACTTAGAAGAACTCTGGACGAGAACTTCGTAGAATGCTGGATCTGCCAAGAACCATCGACCTTCTTCAGGCACATTCTGCTCATCAAGAAGACGAGCCATGTGAGAAAGAACATCAATAGGATCATGCTCACTGCTACCAAAGCCGATGTCTAGATTACCAGTACCGTCAAAAGTACCAGCAGCCAAATCAGTAGCATTATCCGAACCAAGAATATGGTTAGGTGAAGATGCTGAAACACCTGCAAAAAGTGTAGCAATAATTCCTTCATCATAAGCATCGCGCAAAGAATAAGCTGCTGAAGAAGATGCTACTTCTTTAAAGTTAACGTGCGACATAGCAGTTTCAATATCATCAACAATGAACTTGAATGCGTTAGCCGTGTCAACTACAAGAGTAGTTTCTTGGTCAGTTAGCTTAGTTTGAGTAACGTCAGCGCCACGCTCATACTGATATACTGTGATTACTGGCTCTTTGATGATCTTTACAGAATCACCGTAGGCAGAGATTTCACCGGCATAGTCGGTATTAGTGATCGCTTCGGCTACAGAAGCCTTGCGGAAAAAGTTAAGAACCTTCTTGGAAAATACCGAAGGCATGAAAAACGAGTTGTTTTGACCCGAGACAGAGTTACCAAAGTTACCGTTGGTATCTGTGCTTTGCTCAAATAGTTGGTCTGATTGGTTATAAGCCATGTTGTGTTACTCCTAAAAAAGACATTAAGTTGTTTATCGCACCCTGCCTTCTGCAATAGCTTGATCAATTTCTGCTTCATGTTTATCAAACTGTTGCACAGACATAGCTGCAATTTCCCTTTGTGTCCAAATTTTAGCTTCTCCTGAATCTATATTTTTAGTTTTAGTAGATACAAAATCTGCCGCATTATTGGACTTAGGCGACTGTCGTGACTTCTTAGTTTTAGAAATACCATTTTCCATTTTATAAAGATCGATAGCTTTGATGGCTAATCCAACATTATTTGGGTTGTTGTAGATCCAATCCTGAATTGCTTCGGGTTGATCTTCTGCCCATTTGTGAAACTTATCATCACCTCTAATATCTTCAAAATCGGGGTGCTTATCGTGTAGGGCTGTTTCAGCTTCTCTACGTGATATTCGCGCCTCTCTTTCTTCAATAGCAGAAAGTTTTGCTTGTAATCCTTGCACTTGTTGTTGACTTTGTAAATGTGCAACTGATTCTAAAGTTTCATATAGATCAGGATGTTCAGTTCTAAACTGTTTCAATTCCTCTATGCTTTTAGGAGGAGCATATTCTGGTTCTTGCGCTCTTGCTAAAGCTTGGAGTTCTTGCTCACGTTGTTTAAAATTTGAAATCTTTTCATCATAATGTTTTTTTAGATCGTCATATCGTTTTTTATAATTTGTTCTTTTTTGAGTTGACTCTTCTTCAGGGGCCGTTTCTTGACGGGTAGCCTGTTTAGTAGGTCTTTCAAAATACATTCCATCCGCTGACTCCTTACTAGATTCAATAGGCGTATGCCATTCTTTCTTAGAGTTGTACGGATTTGCTGTTGGTTCTTCTAAATTTTCAGTTGTCATTGTCGCTCTCCTGCTGGGGCTATAAGTCTTTCAAGGTGGCTACAGTGTTCGCGTTTACACTATAGGGTCTTGATACTTTAAGGTGGCCTTTAGGCTATTAATTGTGTGATAGAGGGTTCCGAAGAAGTAGCTCTATCCTAAGTTACTATATACACTGGGAGTACGGTTAGCTTTAATCATTTGTCGCTTGATCTCTTCTTCCGTATTCTGCATACTGTCCATATAAGTTTTTTCAGTATCCATAGGGTCATTAGTCAACCCACCAAATGCTTTTTGCATTTTACTTTTCATCATACCGCCATCATAAGCACGTTCAGCATCGTCCATCATAGTTTGTAGCTGATCCGCACCTAATTGATCGGTAGCTTTTCTGGTGAAAACAAATTCACCATCCGATAACCTTGCGGGTATCGAATCTGATACTCCAGTTCCGGGGCCGTCTACTTCCCCTTCACCTGAGAATTCTCCTGCGACATCCATAACTTTATCAAAGATGCCGTTTAAACGAGCGTCTGTTTCTAGTACGCTCATTAAATATTCTTGTTCTTCCATATCTAAGGCTTCAGACATTACAAAATCTAAATATTTATTTTCCATTTCATCGTCTGGAAGTTGTGAAGCTTGAGCTTCTGCCATTTCTTCTGGAGGAATGTTATCATAAGTATCTTCTGGCATTTCTTCCATTTCTGGTGGAACCATTAAAGACCCTTCTGCATATTTAGTCATGCTACCTTTATTTTTCTTTTCCATAGTATTATAAGACCTTCCTTCATAATCAAAAAACGCAGCACCTACTTGTTTTGCTTCTTTTTGTAGTTTGCGAAATTCTTTAGCTGAGTCTGATCCTTTTTCATACACTGGGTAATCTGAAGGATTAATTCTTTCATCTACAACTTCTACATTTATTCCATCTGCTTTAGCAGCTTCTACAATTTTAGGAATATCTTCTGAATTTATATTATCAAATACAAACTCTCCTATACGAAGAACTGTAGCACCAACAGCAGTAGCAGTCGCAGCTTTTCTTCCTGTATCTCTTGTAGCTCTTTGAGATTTTGTTACAGGAGCTATTTTCTTTTGGTCTGGAGTAGCTTCATTTCTTAAGTCGTTAACGTGTTTGTTAGCTTCTTCTAATATATCAGATCCTACATTTTTTATTTTTTTAGCTAATCGACCCACTCTATAATTTTCACGTTCTGGTGGCATTAACATAGAACCTCCCTCTGCTTTATTTTCATATTTACTTTTTTCAATTAATTCATCTACATTATAAACTTCGCCTTCAACCTTAAAAAATTTATCTTCATTCATCCATGCTTTTTTAAAAGCATAATTAAATTTTGTACTTCCTTTAGGCATATAAGAACGCCGCAATACTTCTGGGCCTTTTTCAAAACTCCATCTAGAAATTCCTCTTTTTTCATCTTTATCTATTAATGCTTGAGCTTTTAAATATTGTTTATTTTCTTTTTCAAACGCTCTATATTCAGCTTCTTCTTGTTGTCTTGGAGTTAATTTTTTTGGAACTTTTGGTGGTGCTTTTTTTATTACTATACTAAAATCTGGATCAATTGTTTCTGGAGTATCCTCATTATTATTTTTTTTACCTGACACTTTATTAATAATTTTTTTTACAAGATCTCCTTTTCCATACGCTTTACGTTTTGAAGGCATTAACATAGAACCTCCTACGTTTTTAGGTTCTCTTGGCCCAAAGTCTATTTCGTCTTCTAAAATAGTTTTATAAAAATCTCTATCTTCGGTGCTTAAAGCATCTACAAATTGACGTTGTTGACCAGCATTTAAATTTTGAATATATGAACGTACCTCATTACCACCTTGGAAAAGTTCCATAGATCCAGCAGCTTCTTCAGGATCTAAAGATTCAACATTAAAAGATTGAGATTCGTACATATCGTCTGCAAAATCATCGCCTTTAAATCTAGCTTGCAGTTTAGGAGGAAGAGAATCCATTAAATCTTCGTATTCTTCTGGCTCCATATCTTCTAAATAATAAGGATCATCCATAAGTTTTTCTTCTAGTGCTTCTGCAACTCTTTCAGAATCTATAGTATTCTTTTTAGATTCTTTTACTTTTTTATCAGTAAGTTTATCTAAAAGACTAAGTATTTTTTTTCCGGTATCGATTTTTTTCGACATTTTTAATCCTCAATTCTTTTTTTAGCTTCAATTACTTGATCTTTAAGTTGCATAAGATTATCCAGAGAATTCACTTTCCCCTGCTTGCGGAACACTTCCAGTTCCGATGTTGCCACCACCAGTGCCTGTAGCTCCAAGGTCTTGAGGTTGTTCAGGTGTTGGAGCAGAGCCTCCCATAGGATTTTGTCCTGCGTCAGGGGGGACAGCTTCGCCGCCAGTTGCTTGTCCAGCATTTTGCGCTCCTATAATTTGCGCCATAATAGCGGCTTCTTCTGGATCATTAAGTATTTCATCAGGATCAAGGTCAAGACTATAAGCAAGTTCACTAATAATCTTAGATATCTTGACAAACGGTGCAATTGCAGGATTCTGTGCGGTTTGAAGGAACATAGTAAGACGCTGACTTCGTACTTCTTTCTGCATTAAGCTATTAGTACCCATTGCGTGTACTTCCAAATCGCCTTCAGTAGCTAGTTTACCTTCAAAAAACTGCATATTCCATTGGAAGTACGCTTGACCCAGAGGTTTTAAAAGATAATCATCTAAATTTTTAACTACTGTTTTAATATTAAGGGACGCTGCACCCAGTAACATAGACATACCTGATGCTGTTCGCGTCATACTCTGCACACCTGTCTGACCATGCGAGTAACTAGGTATTCCTGTCTGTTCATCTGCTAATTGACGGAACTTATCGAACATCATCATGTTTTCTTGCGAAGTATTAGGGAACTTCATGCCGTAAATACTTTGTCCGGGCTGTCCTGCTTGCCTTCTAAAGACTTTTCCGGGGTATATGTCCATAGATTGACCGCCTACTAGGGCAGATTCGTCTACATCAAAGACTACAGAGCCGCTTAGAGCTAAATTATCTATAGCCATACGTGCATGACCGTTCATAATCTGCTGAGAATCGTCCATATTCTCTGCAACGCCTATTCCGAAGAAGCTGTAGGGGTTTTTTTCGTAGGGAAAGGCGTTATAAGGCAGTCGGTAGGGGGTGAAAGGGTTAACAACACAACGAAGAAGCTTACCGTTACTAATCCACGCATTAATTTGTACTTCATCTAGATCATCTACCTCTTCTGGAAGCTCCATACCTACTTCTTTAGCATATTCGGCATCCATAATGCCCCAATATTCTAAAACTTCGTATAGCCCGTTGCCATATTCTTCGTCGCGGTGATCGTCTTTTAATTCGTTCTCGTAATCTTTTTCTATGTAATTAGCGCCCATTTCTAAGCACTCACGGATTTGATCTTTGTCGAAATAAGGTAGTTTTGCTAATGCTCTTAACTGAGAGCGGTTTAATTTGTGCCGATGAAAAGTGTATTCGCACTCTTCAATAGTTGTTGCGTTAGGATCAGGAAAGAAATCCCAAATACTTACAAACTCAATGCGAGGAACCCTAACACTCAAAGGAGAATAAGTTCTTTCATTTGTTTCTTCGTCGCTAATCCAACGTCCTAAAGTTTTATTAAAGTTAAACGGCCCTTTAATAATTCCTGTTCCAAACAAAGCCGACTCAAAAAGGGCATTTCTTAATTCACTAGAGCCGTTAGACTCTTCTACTTGATCGTGAATAAGCTTTTGCATTTGCCTAGCTGCTTCTTTAGCAGGAGAGACTTCTAATGTTTGAGGATTAGGTGACGGGCCGTCTACTATATTTAAATCTGAGTTTTTAACTTCTTCTTCAAAAAGACCTTCTCCTGAAAAAGTAGCTCCGGGTTTTAATACTTTACCGTCACCAGCATAACCAACATCAAAAAGATTAACTTTTTCCTTTTCTTGATTCTGCATTTCCATAGGAGCTTGACTTGTTTCAAGACCGGGAGTAACGTCAATGTGTGAATATGTTGACACACCTTCTGGTATTTTAGTTTCTCTTACACCAATAGGGAACTTCCCTGTTCCAAATATAACGTCTACTAATTGTCCAAAGGCGGCAAGAACTTTTGTTTTAGTAACTTTGACAAAAACTTTAGATTTTTCTGATTCCCTGAATTTAACATTTTTAGGATAGAGTCCACGAAAGTTGTGATACGCTTGCATCCAACGTCTTTCGTCGCTTTCTCTAGCGGTTTCCGCACCAGCAAAACGATCCTCTATTAGTCCGACAAGTGTAGATTTTAAATTGTCTTCTAATTCAAGGCTCATCCCGCTTTCATCCTCTACTGGTTTAAAGTAGAGGGTGTCGGCGTTATCTAAAAAACTGTTTTCATCTGCCATTTAAAACTTCCTATTGATCAGGAGTAGATCCTAAGTGCAAGAACTCAACAAGATAAGTTACAGTTGTTGCGGCTGTAGCTAGGTCAGCACCAATTGGAGTAAGACGAGCGTGTAGAGTACGCGCAGCAGCGGTGTACAAAGTAGAAGCAATTACAATAGCTTCTGAAGTAGCAGGGCCACCAACAACACCAGCAGTTACACTTGTTCCTACAAAAGCATTAGCTCCATGACCGTGAGAGTTTTGAATAATGTAAAGCGGAGCATTAGCTGTCCAAGTTACTGCGGAACCGCCATCATCTAATATAGCTTCAGTTGCAATAATTTGACCGCCACCAGCGGCTGTACCTAAACTAAAATCTACATCGTTACCTGATGATCCACCAGTAACAATATTACCGGCAGGAATAGCAATAAGATTCCTGATAATAGTATCGGCGGGTTGTGTGAAAGATACGTCTGTATTAGTATCGTCAGTTACTGCGATAGTTCCTGTAGTTACTGAAGTCATAGAAGTAAGAATATTTTCTGCAATCTCTCGTACATCAACTGTTTTTGCAGAATTACGTCCTGTGTCTCGTACATTATATACTGGGTTTGCCATGAGTATTTCCTCGATTAAGTTATAAAATTATTTTACTAATAGCCAAAACTGCTATCAGCCGGGGCGTAGATTTGTTCTCTTTGAATGTCTCGCATACGACTAAGTGGGTCGTTAATGCGTGGTCTTGACATTATTAAATATCGCAGAGCATCATAAGCATGATCATCTGCGTGAGTGTTAACGTCTTCAGGATTACTTTTATCCAGAGGAATACTTTGTAGTTCGCGTATCAGGTTGGGACAGGTATTAAAGATTTGTATTTTTGGCCTACCGCTTTGCTGTAACTTTAAGTATTCGTGGATTTGTATTTTTCCTTGTATTCTATTTTTATCCGCTCTTCTTAGTTTGTGTCCTGCTCTTAAAAGAGTTTCCCCTACTGTGGGGCCGGTTGTCCCTGTTCTGTTCCAACACGCGGTGTCTAATACTCCCGCTACAGAAAAGGGATCTTCTAGTTCCATTTCAGTCAGCATCATTGCTAACTCTGTCCCTAGTAGATTCTTTCGATACAACTCCCTGTAAATTATTAAAGTTCCATCGTTCCTATCAACTGCTCCCCAAACACAAGCACTTTCGGAAGCGTAACCATAATCAATTCCTTTTAAGCGTTCCCAGTTTATCGGTATTTCAAAAGGAGTAATTACGTGTTCTTCAAATGTAAATTCAGTAAATGCTGCGCCTTCTGCAACATCCCAATTTCCTTCTAACAGTTGTTTGCGCTGTGTAGGTGGTAACGCCTTTAACATCTGTTCGTACCTACCATCTTTGGCTAAGTACGGGTTGTCCTGTAATCGTGCGGGTATAAACTTTCTACTTAATCCATCTTTACCTACAAAAGAATCATTAGGCTCAGAAGGATTGATGTATCTCTTTTTTACCCAGTTAGCCCCAACACCTCCGGGGTTAGCAGTACAACGCATATAAGGTACAATCTCTGAGTCGGTTGTTCTTAATCGTGATGCTAAGTAGTTCCAACTAAACTCAGTGGGTAAGTGAGTAATCTCGTCAAACCCTATCCAACTATATGCTTGTCCTTGATATCGGTAAACATCTGCATCTCTTTCAAGAAACCCAAACTCTATCTTTGCACCGCTTGGAAAGTTCCAAAGTTTTTCTACTTCCCTGTATTTACAACCGGGAAAAGCCTTTGGATATAACTCTCTGCTTTTATCTATAAGCTCTCGTAGTTCGGGCATAGAGCGACGTAGTATTAAACCCCTGTGAGCCGCCCTGTGAGCGTATCTAAGCGGGTCTACAAGCATTGCATAAGACTTACCGCCCCCTGCTGAACCACCGTATAAAACGTCTGTTTCGGCTGCTGCAAGGAAGTCTTCTTGTGGGCCATCGTTGGCTTTGAAGATAACATCTTCTTGTGCTTCTTGAGCTAACAAGGGCGGTAATTCTTTTAAAAGCTCATCAGTAAGAACAAGTCCTTCCTTGGCTTGTCCTTTATTCTCTAGCTTATCTAAAGTTTTTTTAGTTGTGTTTATATTCTTTTTATATTTTTCTACTTTAGCTTGTGCTGTCTTTAATCTTTTTGTTTTTTCGTTGACTTGTTTACGTGCTGCTATTCTAGCTTTTGTTTCTGAGTGGTGGTTATAACCTCGACCCTTAGATCCTTTAGCTCTACCTACTTTTTTGCGGGGAGTACCGTCAACCTTTAGTTTAAAATCCCCGTTGTCATCTTTTTGGTAGTTGTCGGGATTAAGTTCCCAATCAGCTTGCATGACGATCCGCAATCTTTTTAAGTCCCATGTGTGATAAAGATCTTCCTGTTTCGTGTTCTATCCACATACTGCCTTCTCGAAGACTTAAAGTTCTTTCTTTTATTAAAGGTATTATTTTATTTAGAGCTTCTAGTTGTTCTGGTATTTCTACAACATATTGCTCGTTTTCAGAATCTAAACGATAACCAAAAGGAATAGTGCTACTGGTTCTCCGCATACACACCTTCAATAACAGTTTCCTGTTTAGCGGGAAGTATAAACAAACCACCACCAGCACTAACATTAACATCAAGCCGCTCTGTTTTGCCTAATCCAACCCGATCTAAAATAGTTTGGGCGGCCTGTATTCTTATGTTGGCTTGGGGAATAGGTGTATTACTTTCCATAATGTCTACAAGTTTTAAAGCTGCTTTAGGTGCTGATTGTGCTAATATGCTTTCTGCCATATCTAGTATTTCAGTCTTTAAAGTTTTTACCGCACCATAAACACTTGAAGGGGAGTAACCAGCTAATTCACCTGCGGCGTGTATATCCCCCTTGCAAGATACTAAATGATCTAAAAAGGATTGTTGTTTTGTTGTTAAGTTTTTATTAGTCATATAGTTATTATACACCTGATTTACAGTTTTGTCAAGTCTTTTATTACTTATTGTTATAACAAAGGTCTTGACAAAATCTAATTTCAAGTGTATAATGAATATTAGCCCCACCGGGTTATATGTATAGATATACCACCTTCCTTTCTTGTTATTTTCCCTCCCCCTTTATAGTCTTTGTAGCCCCGGCTTAGTCTGGTGTACACTCTATTTCTTTCAAAAATGTATAACATTTAGTATATATGGGGGGGAGGGGGGGCGGTCACCTGCCTACCCCTACACAGCTACGCAACCCCGCAGATCTGCGCTTAGACATAACGCCCAACGCCTAGCCGCTAAGACTTTTAAAGTCTTTAGAGCCTTTAGAGTTTTTAATTCTCGTTTCCAGATTGAAAAACTGTTTAGTTTGTAAAGTTAATCAGAGATTAAACTAAACAATTCAACAGTTTCAAGAACTTAGAAAATTATTAATCTAGATTAAAACTATTTCTTCAGCTTCAAAAAAATCAGCAAATTTGCCTCGCATCATCCGCGCTACGCGAGGCAAAATCCGGCCTTCTTTTCTATAGTCTTTAAAACGACTATAGAAAAGAAGAAAGGTTAGTATTTCTGATCTAAAAAAAGAAAGTTCTTTGAACTTTTTTTAGATCATAAATACTAACCTACTGGAGAATGCCATGTCAAGTTCCACCGCTAATTTTGCTGCCATCGATGCCAACCGAATTGCCTCAGCC